TTAAAAGAATTTTGCAATTGTGAAGATACTAGAGTTGGTAAAAATAGAATATCAGTATTCGCTGTTAAACAATTTGACAAAAGAAAAGATGATTATGTTCAAAAAGAATTAAAACCGAAGGATGTGTTTTAAATGAAAACGATTGTATTAGGACCACCAGGAACCGGAAAAACAACGACTTTATTAAATAAAGTAGATGAGTATTTAAAAGAAACAGATCCAAATAGAATTGGTTACTTTGCTTTTACAAAAAAAGCAGCCAATCACGCCCGAGACGAAGCAATTAAAAAATTTAATCTTACGGAAGATGACCTACCTTATTTTAGAACCCTACATTCATTGGCATTTAGAAAATTAGGATTAAAGAAAAACCAAGTGATGCAGTCGAGCCACTATAAAGATCTTGGAGAAAGACTTGGATTTCCAGTAACTTACGCAGAACACCAGGAAGATCATGGGGGATTTTTTACTTCTGATAGTGAGTTCTTACAAATTATTAATCTTGCGAAAGTAAGAAATATTACACTAGAACAACAATATAATAGAAGAGAACACACTCAAGATTTAGAGTTGAGTAAATTATATGACATTGCGGAGGCCTTAAAAACATATAAAAAAGAATATAACTTAATAGATTTTAATGACATGGTTTTAGATTTTGTTAAGTCCGATTTATCTCCCAAGTTTGATGTCGTATTTATAGACGAAGCACAAGATTTGTCTTTGATGCAATGGGGGATGGGAAAATCCATTTGGAATAAGAGTAAAGATTCTTTTATTGCAGGAGATGACGACCAGGCTATCTTTAAATGGGCTGGTGCTGATGTAGATTCTTTTATAGCATTACAGGATCAAATGATAAATCTTCCTTTAACACAATCGCATAGAGTGCCACTTAAAGTGCATCAATTAGCAATGGGTATTATAAATAGAATTAGAAAGAGAATAAATAAAACCTGGAAGCCTAAAACTAATGAAGGAAGTTTACACCGACATTTTAATATAGATAGTGTGGATATGTCCTCAGGAGAATGGTTGGTATTAGCTCGAACGAAATATATGTTAAAAGAAATAGAAGATACCTTATATCGTAAAGGCTTATATTATAAAACCAAACATAAACGTAGTTATGAAAAAGATATTCAAGAAGCTGCTACCGATTGGGAACATTTAAGACAGGGACAACCTTTAACCTATAAACAAATAGAAAAAATTTATGGATATATGTCACCTACTTATGCTGATAAATCTTCGCTCTATGGAATGACCAAAGGATCTTTTTACAACATAGACCAGTTAACTAAAGATTTTGGTTTAAGCACAAAGAAAGTTTGGTATGAAGCTTTTGATGATGCCGGATCAAGACGTGTAGAATATTTAAGAAAAATGCGAGCGAATGGCGAACAATTAAATAAAGAACCAAGAATAGAACTTTCTACTATTCACGCTGCTAAAGGAGGAGAATCTCAGAACGTCGTTCTTCTCACCAGTCTTACTAAAACAACGCTTAATAATTATGAAAAAAATCCAGATGATGAGAACCGTTTGTTTTATGTAGGAGCAACACGAACCAAAGAAAATCTACACATTATAGAACCCAAACAATATAACAAAGGATTTAATATATGAGCGCATATGATAAGCAAGTCGGAGGATCCCATTATAAGAATATGGTGATGCAGCCGAGTGAATTTATAAACAAGAACAAATTACTTTTTGCAGAAGGAAATGCTATTAAATATATCTGCAGACACGCACATAAAGGAGAGATTCAAGATCTAGAAAAAGCAAAGCATTATATAGATATGATTATTGAAAGAGATTACGAAACTCATACTAGACCTCTACCCCATGGTTTTACTTTAACTCAAACCAAAAATCCTGACATGACTCCTATGACCGAAGAAGAAGAGTATCATAATGCGGGTATTACTAAAGAAGAAGCAGAAAAAAAACCAGAGACCTGGATAGAAGGTTATAATAAATGGAAGAAAGGGTGTCCGCATAACTAATGCAATTACCGCTTTTTAAACCACAAACCGAATGGTTACCTCCGGAAGCATTTCCAGACTTATCTAAGTATGAAGAAATTTCCATAGACTTAGAAACGAAAGATCCAAATTTAAATATACGACGAGGCTCCGGTTCAATAGTAGGTGAGGGAGAAGTTGTAGGAATAGCTGTGGCTGTTAAAGATTGGTGCGCGTACTACCCTATTGCTCATGAAGGCGGAGGCAATATGGATCGTAAAAAAGTATTAAAATGGTTTCAAGAAGTATTGAAAACATCATCCATAAAAATTTTTCACAACGCCATGTATGACGTTTGTTGGATTAGGGCCCTAGGTTTAAGTATTAACGGTAAAATAGTCGACACTATGATTGCATCGGCTTTGGTTGATGAAAATCAAATGCGCTATGACTTAAACAACTGTAGTCGAAGGTACACTGGAAAAGGAAAAAATGAAACAGAATTATATGAAGCAGCAAAAAGTTGGGGGGTTGATCCCAAGGCAGAAATGTATAAACTACCTGCGATTTATGTTGGTGCATACGCAGAAAAAGATGCAGAGATAACTTTAGAACTTTGGCAAGAACTTAAAAAAGAAATAGATCATCAAGATATAAATTCAATTATGGATATGGAAACAGAATTATTTCCGTGTTTAATTGATATGAAATTTAAAGGGGTGCGTGTAGATATAGACGCCGCGCAACAATTAAAAAAACAATTAATCACACAAGAAAAACAAGCATTACAACAAGTAAAAAAAGAGACAGGAATAGATACCCACATATGGGCTGCACGATCCATCGCACAAGTGTTTGATAAGCTAAAACTAAACTACGATAGAACTGAAAAAACCTCTGCTCCTTCATTTACTAAAAATTTTTTATCTAATCACCCACACCCACTTGTAAAACATATTGCCAAAGCTCGTGAAATTAATAAAGCCCACACCACTTTTATTGATACGATACTTAAACATTCGCACAAAGGAAGAATTCATGCTGAAATTAATCAGCTGAGAGGAGATAATGGCGGAACGGTAACGGGAAGATTTTCGTATTCCAATCCAAACCTCCAGCAAATACCTGCACGGAACAAGAATCTTGGACCACGGATACGATCTTTATTCATACCCGAGGAAGGCCATACATGGGGTTGTTTTGACTATTCTCAACAAGAGCCTAGACTGGTAGTCCATTATGCCTCTCTACAGAAACTCTATGGAGTGGAGGAGGTTTTAGAGGCCTATCGTGAGGGAGACGCAGACTTTCACAATATTGTTGCGGACATGGCAGAAATTCCTAGACCCCAGGCTAAGACTATAAATCTTGGTTTATTCTATGGTATGGGAAAAAATAAATTACAAGCAGAACTAGGTGTGTCTAAAGATAGAGCTGATGAATTGTTTAAAAAATATCATTCTAGAGTTCCATTTGTAAAACACCTCATGGATAATGTAATGCAACGTGCCCAGAACTCTGGAAAAATAAGAACATTACTTGGAAGACTGTGTCGTTTTCCTTTATGGGAACCCAATCAATTTGGTATTCATAAAGCATTACCTCATGATCAAGCGCTCGCGGAACACGGACCAGGGATCAAAAGAGCTTTTACTTACAAAGCTTTAAATAAATTAATTCAAGGATCCGCGGCGGACATGACAAAAAAAGCAATGATAGAATTACATAAAGTTGGGATCGTTCCACATATACAAGTTCATGATGAATTAGATATATCAGTAAATTCACCAGAGCACGCAGAACACATAAAAAGTGTTATGGAGGATGCAGTTGCTCTTGAAGTTCCCAATAAAGTAGACTATGAATCGGGTACAAACTGGGGTAACATAAAATAGGAGGAAACATGGAAAAAGTAAAACAACTTTGGGCATTAGCATTAGCTCATAAAAAAATATCAATTGCAGTAGCAGTTGTTATCATATTAATAATTATAGCACAGTAATTTATGTTAGATGGCTTATTTAAACGCAAACATACCTGCAACGTATGCGCAGGTAAGAAGGGAATATCTCTATGACCTTACCGGACATGTGGGAGAAGCTGAAGACTGTGTCATCTTTGGCATGGCATCAATTTCAGGGA